GCCGCAGCTGCCGCCACGATAAACACAGCGCTCATCTGCGTTATTATTGAAATAGCACCTCTGATTGCCTGTGAAATCAGATGATGTGTATGGAAGCATACCTATCGACTGCAGGACAAGCTTTGCTGCATCCGAAATATCTGCGCTGCAATTTATATCCTTGAATTCGCAGTTGTGTTCGCCTCTGTTTGCATCGGTAATGGTGATCGCATACTGTAACTTACTGCTTACCCAATCCATCTTAACAGAGCCTGTTGTTGTTCCGTTTCCATCTGGTTCAATAAGCGTTCCATCAGATGCCTTGATTGCCTTCCAGGATGCAGCAGTCGCTGCCTGAGATATTGAACTGTCTGCAGCATTGTTATTAGCAAGGATCTGAACTTCGCCCTTAACTGTACGGATACCGCCTGACCATTCCCAGACATTACCGCAAGGATCAGCAATACCGGATGGTGTACCATCGTGGTAATAAGTAAGAGGGCCTGTACCGGTTGCAATATGTCTTGTTCTGCCATCACTCTCAAATGTTGTCGGGATGCCGGTATATACAGATTCAGAACTATGCTTGCCAAAGTCATTGTTGCCGATTGGTGTGATGCCTCTTACAGCGCACCATCTGAGCAATGCACCCCATTCAGCATTTGTCATGAGATGCCATCCGTCACCCTTGGCTGCACAATAATCTATAGCTGCATCAAGAGTTACATTTGCTCTAGGATCCACTCCGGGAAGTGAGTAAGCACGTCCGTTCTGAACACATGCCTGATACTTACCGATGTAGATCTCATCAATCTCCTGGCCATTCACAATAAAAGCAGGCATTATAGCGTTTGAAGAGCCAAGGCCTGCCTGTGCATATGTCATCTTAGGGATCTTTACCATGATGGAAGGCATACCTACGTTATCCATGAGTATTTCATTGTTAGGACATACACCCTTAAGAGCGAGTGCAGATAAATCAAAATTTGCCATAAGTTCCTCCTTATTCTATGCTCCAAAGTGTCAGTGTGACCTTATCCATATCAAGCGGAAGTGGATTCATCGTTGTAGATTCTTCCTCACCGCCTTCGACTTCAACTTCCTCATACTCTCTGGCAGGGATATCTACCTCGGCAACATAGCTCCTTCCGGCAGCAGCACCGATAACAAGCTCACGATCAGCATCAAAGCATACATCGATATGTATCGGCCAGTCTTCCTGACGCTTTGCAAGGTTGATAGTGAGGTCATCATCAAAGCATATCTTTTTGCCTGTCACTTCATAGGGAATCTTTTCACCTGTGTTTTTCTCAATAACGATCATTTGTTATTCCTCCTTAGTTGTAATATCCGCCAGTTACCATGTAACGTACGGTCACACCGCTTGCGCTTCCTGTAAATTCAAGCTTGAATCCGTTGGTCTGAAGATCAGATACCAATACCTCACCGATATTTCCGGATTCTGCAGTAGCAGAAAGTATTGTGACGATGTAATTTGTTGATGCTCTGGCATTGGTTAAGGCAACAGTCTGTTTGCTGTTGTTAAATGGAAATGCCAATGTGTTTGAAAGGTTCTCGGTTCCTGTTTCCATGAGCATGAGACCTTCATCGTTGGCTTCTCTGATTTCCTTTTCGGCTTCAGAATCCCAAATATGCTGTCTCATGGCATTGAACATGAGTGATGCCATTATCTGGCCATCGGTGATACCTTCTTCAAGGTTGTTGAAGTGTACCTGATCTTGTGGAGTGCCCTGCTGCATTACGGTACCTGCACGCTTAATGGTCTTTGTTCCATCCGCATTGTCTGTCACTCTAAAGGCATTGGATGGATTCATGACATGATCAAGCCAATAGGTTCTCTCATACATACCTTAATTCTCCTTTTCTGTAACTTTAATATCAAACCAGTACAGGATACCTGTCTGGCCAGTTTCGATTGTGATGGAGCAATCTTGATGCATCCAAAGCTCTGCATTATTACTGTAAAGCTCAACACGTTTAACTGTTACTGAACTTCCAGGCAGAATAGATATCCATACTCTGACAGTTCCATCACTCTTAATTTCTACTCTGTTCAGCGGTACCTTATAGTAGGTTGAGCCGACAAGGTATCGTGCATACGCTACACGTCTTTTGATGTAGTTTTTGAGGTCATTAAAACCCGCAGTGTCAATCATTTATTATCCTCCTCTATAAAAGTGGTTTTTTCGATAGTTTCATGTGACCATGACAACTATCATTTACAATTGAATCCGTGGTGACGATGCTTTACAATAATTGTACGAACCCGTCTTTTTCACTAGCGTCCACGAACGCTCTAAAGGAGCCTGGGTCTTGCGGTACCTGCGTGATTTGTCGTGTAGCTTTGAAAGCACCTAGAGGAGATTTGTCTACACCGTACCGCTTCGTTACGAAGCAATCGGTGATAACACTGCGTGTAATGCGCCACCCCAATTGATTGCTGCCACAAGTACATTTCATCAGTACCATTCATCTTCATATCAGATACGAGTCTTTACGAAGAACACCTTCGTCTTTTTGTGTTGTCACATCATTCCGTAACCCCACTTTTATATCTGACTTACAGATGCCCTCTATCTAGTTGGCTCCTTTATAAAGTATCTGAGCCGCAAAACGGCACATTGTAGTCATATCCTCCGCTATCAGCGCTAGTAAGCGGTACACCGTATGTTACGGACTCCGCAGATGTATTTGCTCTTGCATTAGTTGAAGCAACATTACCTTGCGTTGCTATGCTAGGATATGTACCATTTTCAATAGCGCCTGCCTCTGGCACTCCGTAAGACTGTCCGTACTTGGAAGTCTTTAACTGTATGTCAGGTTCAGTAATCGCTCCTTGTGTTGCCAACTTCGGATATGTTCCGACTTCGATTGTGTCAGATCGTGGAGTCTCATACGATGTACCGTATGTCGAAGTGACAAATTCAAGCACACCGTCAATAATCTCACCGTATGTTCTGACGTAAGGGAATGTACAGCACAACCTTGTGTTGTACTGAACATATCCTGTTGCAGTTCTCATTTCGAAGTTATGTCGAGAACGGAAGATAATAGCATCATTTTCAAGCCTTGCTCTTAATGGCTTATATGTATTAATGGCTTTCCTAAGGCTCGGTTCCAATATGTTGTCGATAATCTGTTCTGTCACATCAAGGATTACTCGGAAGTAATAAGGATCTCCTTCGTAGTTGAACCATTCCTCTACGATAGAACCTGGATAAATCGCATCGAGAGCAGTTTTGACAGCTCCAACAGTACCTAACGTCCTGTGTATGATAAATGCTGTTTTAATCAGATTTCTTTTAATCTTTAACGGGTACTCGTATGAATACCAATCAACCTTTAAATCAACAGCGAGAATGTCGCACAGTGTCTCTGGCAATGAGTCGATAGCCGAAAATATCTTGATGTTGTCTATTTCAGCATTCTGACTAGCAAGGTTATCAGCTACGGCAGTGGCAAGAGCATTCATGCTCTCGTCATTCGCAAGAACCGGAGGGAGCACCGATAAGAGGTTCTCAGCAGTTAAGCCGTAGTCATTACTCATCTTCGTAGCCTCCATCTAATATAGTAGTGTTGCCTATCGCCGCCACCTGAGGGATGTCCGTATTCTCTTCGGTACCATCGATGAGGTGAGTGAATACAGGTTCCGTTATGACCATTCGCTTTACTCCGGCGGCCAATACAAACTCCCTCAACTTATCAGGATTTATGTCTCTGCCGATCTTAGACTGCTGCCATGCAATGTAATCATTTACTGCCTTCTGTACGTCAGCAAGCATTTCACTCTGCGATTTAGCTGTACCATATGCCGTATAGTAGGTAAGGCTGATGTTGTAGCTTACTGTTGACGGATCCTCCACAGTAACATGATCCGTTAAAGGCCTCTTATAATCCTCAGAACAAGCTTCAAGGATTTTCTGCTTTATCTCTGAGCTTGCGATAGTACCATCTTTCATGAGGGCATATATTGCCACAGTTCCGGGACTTGGCTGCTTTGCGATTACATCAGCGATTTCGGAAGATACCTGCTTGGCAAAATAAATATATCCGCCTTTAGGTCCTGCAGTTGACCATGCATCCATACTCTGTACGCAGAGCTGATAGAATGTATCATCGTCCGGCGCATCAGAGCCACCGTCAGAAGCGGTGATATTCTCGCAATGGTCATAATAATCGAATAGGTCTACCAAGCTCGTAATGAGTCCGGCTGAATAATAATTACCGATTAGCCCTGCGGTTTCACAGGTACATGACACATCTGCATAAGTATTACCGGCTGTGATATAAACATCCTCATCTGTTTTCCAGAACAGAGTCTGTGTATCTTCGGTAACCCTTGTCCCACGTGGAATCAGTACATTGGTGCTCTGAGCTTCGGAGATATAAAACCTCATTGTTACCGTTGAAGGTGTCGGAGCAGGTCTTTCAATGTTGTAGATATCACGTCCAAGAGTATCAAGATCATCACCTTCAGCACGTGAAGGCAGATTTGAATTACCGGCACTGTTGATATGACCTCTTTCCAGAAGGATGATATAGGCCACCCATTCGATGAACAGCTTCTCCGGACTGGATGGTCTTACGGATACACCAGTCATCTGCTCATAGATAGAGGTAAGCGATTCAACGAGGCTTTCGGCATTACTGGCCGATACGAATTCATGTTGTGTATTCCTACTCATTTTCTGCATTTACCTCCACTTCAACCGTGATGCCGAGATGATCCGAAAATGCAGAGGTTGCATCAAAGCTCACCTGCGTAACCGTAGCCCTCGGCTCATATTTCTCGATTTTTTCTGTAACATCCTCAATCAAGAGAGACTCAACAGCGTTTATTGGTCTGTGCAGCAGTTCCGGATTAATTCCAAAGTCACGATAGAGTGGAACATCACCCTGCCATGTACTGAGCAATACTCGAATATTCTGCAATACTGACTCAACGTAATCTGTCTCATTGAGGCTAATCTTTGATACATCTGTCGTAGACACTGTATAACTCATGATTTCCTCCTTAATTTGATGGATATTCTTGTAACGTCACCTTAATGGTGGCTATTGTCATGGCACCATGACCGTCAAATTGCTTTGACTGTATCTGTGCGCTTTTTGCTACCCACTGTTTACCGATACGCTGTCTGCCTAAAATAAGGCTGCTTACACGTCCATTCTCCACAGCTCTAACCAGCTTTTTGAATAGTGCAGTAGGGTCTACACCGAGGTAAGCACTCAGAGTCATGTTGAATGATGCCTGCTGTAGCTCTACTCCTGTCATCTCAGGGAGGTCTTTATTGTTGTGGCGTTGGTGAGTAGCGTACCTAGCAGAAACGCTCCAGGAGAGGTCTTGCAGAGTTCTCACGGTGTCCTCAGACACATAAAACGATATTCCGGCAAATGAACCTACTCTCATGGTATCCTCCCTATTATGTAACCGTCAGAATTCTGTATCGGTGGATATATGACAAGCACCACATCATTGACCTTTGGCATCCACGTTGTGACTTTTGCCACATGAGTATGTTGAGGGTCTTCTGGTCCGCCTGCCGGTTCCATGGTTACAACTGCATCGTTATGCTGCAGAACAGGAAGGAAAGCGGATGTCATGCCGGACTCTCTGAAAATGACTCGTGCTTTGTTGCCCTGGATAGCAGATACAACGCCGACTTGTACCATTCTCTTGATCATTGCATCATCCATTAATAGCCCTCCAATGTATTCCTCAGGC